TTAAGATTCTTCCTGGTAGTTATGAAGTAGTTGTTTCTCAGAAACTTCTTTCTCGTTTTGTTAATGCAGATAGAGATCTAACATATTACATTGCTCTAGAACCAGATTCTACATTTGGATAATGAGTAAAGTAGAAGCAGGAGGTTCGGATGATGGTTTTGGATTTGCTGGTGCTAAAACAATTATTGATGAGCATGGTTGGAGACAGAGAGCACCTGTCTCTGATCGTGAATGTATTAGATTGTGTTTGCATAATTGCATAAATCTTGCTGGTCTTGATAAAGAACAAGTGAAAAGACTTTATGTAAAATATGGAGGTAAAAAAATCATATGAGCAAAGAAATTCCTACTGAAGAGTATATGGTAGATGGTTGGGATCGTGGCCCAATTGGATGCCATCCTTATAAACGTGGAAGCCGCCATAATAAAATTGGCATGTGGATTATGTACATTTTCTATGGTATTGTTCTTGTTCAGGTAATTCATGCTATGATAGTATTACCATTTTTCCCTATTCCTTTTTCGATAATATTAGGATTGGGATTTATTTGTTATGTTGCTTGGAGGGCAAGTTATGAGTAGAATAGAATTGCATGAAGGATTCTTTTATCCAGACGAAAAGAAATATTGTTTTATGAAAAGGTCAGCAGCAGATGTTCAAATATCTGATGATAATGGTGGAGATTACATTACATATACTCCAGGATTTGGAGAGTTCAAGGATGTTGGATTAGAGGAATATCTTATTAAGTATGTCAAAGATAATAAGTTGAGTTGGTGTGATGTTGAGGTTGATTGGTTAAGACATTGCCACTATGAGATGGATCCAGAGACAAAGGAACTTGGAGAGTTCTTAGAGTCTTCAGGATGTGAATGTGAGTGGTGGGAATGGAATCCAGAGACTCAAGAGTTTGAGGATGCACCCGATGAAGAGGAGGAAGAAGAATGAAGTTAACTCAAGAAGTGATTGATAAGATTCAAGAAGCCATGCTACATACTAAAATGAATGGTGATATGAATTGGTTAGATGGTGATGAGATTGATGTATGTTTGGGAGGAACCTTTGCAGGAGACAAATTTATTAGTATAATAAACAGAACACGTAGCAACACTACTAAAAGATGAACATCTTTGTTACCCATCCTGATCCACATGTATCGGCAAAAGTATTGCCTGACAAGCATGTGGTCAAGATGCCATTAGAGACATGTCAGATGCTCTCTATTGTCTTCTCACATTGGTATTATGACTGGGGTGATGATTTAGTCAAAAAGAAAGATGGTACTTCTTATTCAGTGGCAAAGGGTGCTTTCCGTAATCATCCTTGCACTCAATGGGCTGCTGCAAGTATATTCAATACTGCATGGTTGATTCAGCATGGATGTGCCTTAGTTGATGAATATAATCATCGTTATGGTAAGGTACATGGGTGTGCTAATTCATTGTTTGAGTCCAAGAAAACATTTCATAAATTTGCAGGTGAGGTAATTACATGTTATTGTATGGTGGAGTCCTTTACTCGTGCAATGCCAGATGAGTTTAAACATAACACAAGCATTGA